TCATTATATAAAACCTTTACTTTAGAAGAAGTTCCAATTCCAACAGAGAGAGATGGGTTTATATTTAAATCAATAACATCTCCACTTTTTAAACCATGATATGTTGATATTGATACAGTAGATTTATTTTTTGCAACTTTTGCTGTTTTTTCGTCAAAAACACTTTCAATTAAGTAATCTGAAGAATTTTCACCATCTACATTAAAATAAACTTCTGTCGAAGTCGGAGAAGTTTTAAGTCCAATAGTATCTCTAGATTTGTTTACTATGTAAAGATCAGAAGGTAAATTGAAATTTATACCTGTAGGAGTTTCTTTTACTTGAATGTTATTATTACCTCCCGTATCAAAATTTACTTTTTGATTATTTTTGAATGGATGATTTTTTATGAAAATTGATTGTGCAGGAACACTCAATTTTATTAACTCTTCTCCAAGATTAAATTGAATACCAGTAGATCTTCCTGATATTGTGCCAAGACCTACAGATTCTTTAGGGTTAAAATAAACTTTAACATTTTTGTTTGAATCGAAATATGGGATAGATTTTTCAATGTCAAAGATATAATTATTAAATGTAACAGCAGTTCCTACTGTATGAACTATTCCTACGTTTGAATTATCTCTTTTTACTCTAAGTATATTCTTTTCGGGGTATATATTAAGTATAGAAAGAGTCTCATTGCCAATGTGTATACTAGATCCAGAAGATACATTATTTGGAATATCTGTAACGTAAATATCAGTATGAATTCCACTTGCGGTTATTTCTGTTGTAATAGCAACATTTGGAATTTCTTGGACTGAAATCAAGGAGAAACCATTCAATTGGGATAATTTAGAAGTTGTAAATCCAGAAACGTTTACATAATCTCCATTTTTAAAAGTGTTTGGTAATGGTGTATGAACTCTAATTTTATTGGAGTTCCATACAAAAACTGCATTTTCAAAAATTTCTGAGGATGTTGTTATGTTGGAAATTTCTTTTCCTTTAATCGAAGATACTTCAGATTGAACACCACCACCAAAAGATTGATTTTCGAATTTTAATTTATCACCAATTTTATAATTTTGTCCTGGATTTACAATATCAATTTTATCAATATTACCTTTAGAAATAGAAGATATTCTTACATCCTGATTAGAGATTTCTCTAGATTCTGTTACAAAATCATATCCAGAAAATTTTTCAGTAATCTTGTATGGGAAAGTATTTCTAATTAAATTATATTTTGTAAATTCAAATGTTTGATCTAATAAATTATTTTCGGTTAATAAATTTGATCTAAATGTGTTTCCTACAAAATATGGAAATTCTGGATTTCCTGTAATTGAATTTATTGAAGCATGGTAAGCATAAACTCCATTTGGAAATTCATTTGTTTTTTCAAATCTTCCATTATGTTCATCTAGATCTCCAGAATTATCAAAACAATAATCTTCAACAAAAAATCCATCAAAAAACCCAGAAGGTCTATCAATAACTTTTGAAGTGTCTAAAGTATATCCAGAAACTAATGTTTTTGTGGTCGAATTTATATCTGTAGGATCTGATATTCCAAAGGAACCATATATTGGATTTCCATCATAAGCCCATCCGATAATACCAGAACTTTTAGAAGGTTCTTCCCCAAAAGAGTCTCTTAATTTATCTGAGTATCCATTAAAAGTAAACTGAAGACCTTGATTTTTATTTTTTAAATCATAATATGAACCGGATCTTTTTTGTGGAGAATTTATATTTAAAAATCTAATTTTTCCTTCATATACAGCATTAAGTCCTCTAGGTCTTATAATAATCTTACTATTAGATGAATAATTTGTACCTCTATTAATCACAATGACTGACGAGATTTTACCTTCAGAAATATTTGCTTTTAACTTAGCACCAGATCCTTTTCCCGTAGAATCAAATATCTCTAAATCTGGTTCCGAAAAATATTCAAATCCCCCAAATTCAATACTGGCGGACAACAAGGATCCCGAAATAATATTTGGTTTGATACTTGCTTCTCTTCCATTTTGTAAAGATATTTTTGGAGTTCTTTCAAAATTTAGTGTTTTTGAACCAAATCCAAGACCTTTATTATAAACATAAATTTGTTCTATAGATCCTTTAATAGTTGGTGAAACTTGTATAGATTTTGCAGTTGCAATTGCAGATCCTACTGGTGATAAGTTTACAGATACTTTGATATTTGGATATTTAAATTTTTGGTATCCAGATCCTGTCGATGAGAATTTGACAATATTCCTTCTTTCAAAATTAGATGATATCGTATTTCCTACACCAGCATCACATAATTGGAAAGAATCTTTATTATTTGCTACAATATAATAACTATTTGATGTGGAAAGACCAGATATTGGAGTTTCTCCAGTATCAATAAAGTATTCGACAACTTCTCCAGTAGAAAATCCATGATCTTCAAAGTTAATTGTATTTTTTGCAGTAGATATCCCTGAGGTTTTTACATACAGTTGTCTATTTGTAAATGTTCCACCATCAACAACTCTAATTTCAGTGAGAGTGTCTTTAAAGTCTGCGGTTTTAAATTTTTGAATTCCCGTAAAAATAGTTCCACCAAATTGAATAGGATTTGTATCATTTATCGCATCTTCAAAGGTTTCATGTAATTGAATTGTTGTGCTGTTGTCTACAGATACGAAATAAGAACTATTGTTTGTAAGAGTAGATGATCCCAATCCTATACTGACGTTATTATTTCCATTATTAAAATAAACTACCTCTTGACCTTTAAAGAAATTATGGTCTTCTAAGAATGTTAACTGATTTGTGGAGACATCAATACCACCACCTTGGATAGTTTTTCTTGCATCAAATAAAACTTCTCTTCTTCTTTTTGTTAATATTGGTTGTAATAATCCTCCTTTGGAATTTCCACCTTCGATAGAAATACTTGTAATTTGCTCAATATCAAATTCTTGAGGAGTTACATTAATATCTGTTATTGTACCTGTAATAACTGGTATTGCTAAAGCTTCTTCAGATCCACCTTGCACCTTTATCTTGGGCAAATTAATAACATCGTAATTTTTTCCACCATTTAAAACTCTAATTTTTTCTATAGGACCATAATATACTTTATCTTCCGATTTATAATTTGATATTTCTACACCATTTATGAGCATCCCTACAGAAAAATTTGGAATAGTATCTGTAGATTTCCCGGATTTTATATTTGAAGGAATTGGAAATTTTCTAAGAATCTTTGAACCGGATAATTTTTTATTACTTTGAGAAAATAATGTAAAGGTATGAGAACCTGAAAATTTGTTTGTATTAGATTCTGGATAATTGTCAGAGTAAAACTTGACAGCAAACTTATCATCATCTAATGTACTTATAGATTCAAATAATTTTATAGAATTATTGTCAATTACTTTTACATAGTATTCATTATTATCTAAATTAACTAATCTTTTATTCGAAAATTCATAAAATACTCTATCACCAGTTATAAATTTAACTTCATCTTCAAAAGATATTGTAGTGAATGCATCAGTATCTAGATCTCTATCTGTTATAAGTCCGGAACCAAGGGAAATACTCTGTTCAGATAATTTGGGGGTCAAGTTATATAAAAATTCTGTGGATATTCCCGTAAATCTACTTGAAGGTAAAGAATTAGATGCAACATATGCAAATTTATTATCTTCAAAATATACATTTTGGATATCAGTTATTTCAGAATCATTTCCATTCAAAAAACTGATAGTATCACTATATGCTTTATTAAGTTTTCTTCTTATCTTATAAAGTCCATTTTCAGTAAAAGAGAATCCTGATAAAGATACTTGCTTTGATCCTATAGAAATATCTTGGCCGACAAAAGGAGTGTCAGATGTTGAGGTTGGGTATATAACTATATTTGTACTCCTATCTACAATTTCTACTAAATCGTTTTTCTTTAATTGGCATTTATCGACGGAATTTTTTAGAATTATATTAGATCCTTGTATAGATTCAATATCAATTGAGGGACAAGCATTATAAATCCAGGAGTTTGCGAAAATTTGCTTATAACTCTTATTATTTCGGGGGTTTATAACATTATCACCAATACTTTGAACTGATACTTTTTGGTTCTCAGATATAGTAATATCATCAGAACCTTGGTTAAGTTCTGAAATAATTCCAGTTAGTCTAAAATCAATTCTCTTTGAAATATCACCATTTTCAAAAGCAAAGTAAGTATCATCAGAATGAATGTTATCCGTAGAAGAAATTTTGCTTTCTATACCAGAACAACCAAAAAACTGATTAATACTCTTGTTGGTATAGGTTATTTTATTGGATCCGGAGTAAATAGTTCCAGATTCGGGAAATCCAATAGTAGAGTCTACACTAATTACAGAATCACCTACATTAACATCCTCTAATAATTTTGTATTTGGGGTTATATCAAAAGTTTCTTTTGCTGTAAGTCCATCATTTGAACCAACAAAAAGAGATACTTTATAATATAATTTTTGTCCTCTAGTAAAAGGACTTATAGAAGAAATTGGAGCAGAAACAAAAGAATTATTATTTTTGTATAATGATTGTCCTTTTATATTTACAGGATTTCCATCAGAGATAGGTTCTAAAATTGCAACATCAGATCTGACATAATTTGAATCTGAAGACTTTAGAAGATAGTCTTCTAGATTAATAATAGATGGATTTTCTCCAAAAAGCACATTAAATAAAATTCTAAAGGATTCATCAGTACCTTTTGATGAATAAAGAGATTTTATTTCCTTAATAAAATTACCTACATCAATTCTATCGTCAAACTTTCTACCTTCAAATCCCGGAGCAAAAGTAAATTTAAACTTTTTAAAAAATTCCTTTAAAAATAAAGAACTTAAATTTGTTATTTTAGAATCTTCACTATGTGATGATTTACTAGTTTGATCAAATACTAATTCTTCTATATCCAGATTATCATGATAATCTGTTATTCCACTAAAACCACGTATACATCCTACAAAACTATTGGTTGTAATTCCAGTATATGTGATAATTTCATCATCAATTTTAAGAAGTCCATACTTTGTTGGGAATCCTTTAGTACTTGATACATTAATAGTATCATCATCTTCTCCAATAGAAGATTCTAAAGTTGCACTGTCAACAATAACTTCTGGTTTAAAATTATCTAATTTTAAATATTGATCTAAATTTTCTGCAATATCTGCCGTTCCGCCTTGATATTCCTGAGATATGTAATATTGTTTTAAAAAATCAAGAGTTTTCGGACTTTCATCCAAAATAAATTCTGGAAGTTGATTTGAAATTATATCTTGAATCTTTACTCTAGATTCAAATCCAGTACGTATCATATTACTCTCTGATTAATTTTCCGTTTGAATAACTTGATGTATAGAAACTTTTTCTAAACACTGTCCCTGATATTTCTTCACCTGAGGAAATAACGTCTTTTAACATATTTATTTCGGTATTAGAAATGTCTAATTTCAAGAAAATATCACGCAACCCAATAACATCATTAGATTCTGGTATAGCTTGAACTTCTACAATATTATTTGGTTTTTCGGTAGAAGTGATATTTATAGTTCCAATATTAATTTCACCCTTAACATAATCTACCGTTCCTGCAGATTTAGAAACAACTCTAATTATTCCATTTGCTAAATTTTTCACAACAGAAATTACTCCAGTCTTTCTATCTGGATTTGGAACATCAGTCAAATAAACAGTTTCACTTTCACCAGCAACAGTAAATCCTGTAGATTTAATGTTAAATCCACTATCATTTACATGAAATTGATTGCCAAAACATAGTTCGTATTGTGTAAATTGATTGAGGAGAGTATTTAAATTTCTTCTTATCTTTACTCTAGTGATATTAGATGTAATAGCAGTATCAGTATCATCAATTGCTCTTAGAACTCTACTATACTTAAACCTTCCTCCAAACTTATTTAAATCTAAAGAGTTTGCATAACTACTGAGAGTATTTGATATTCTAGTCTTAAGTGACTGTGGGGTAGATACTTTTGAGTCGTTATAATAAATAAAGGAATCTAATTCTACATATAAAACTTTCAAGTCTAGAATACTTTGCTTAATTCCAGAAACGGAATAATTCTTGAGTTGGGAAAGTATTCTAGACTTATTAAACTCACTAACCAACTCTCCATTTTTTGGTTTTATGGATATTTGAACTGTACCAAATTCTGGGGGTTCTAGTTCTTCTCCACCAATAATAGAAACAGATTCTGTATCTGGATAGATTTCTTTAATAATAGCTTCATAGTCTTGACCAGTTACTGCCCTGTTCTGTGCAGAGTATATCTTTGGTGCAAAATACTTAATCGAATCTATCTTTTCAATTCCAGCACCATTTTGTGCTTTAGATACTGTATTTACGACAAATGGTTGTGGTGAAACTGGGTTATTATTGCTATCAACTATTCTACCTGCAAAAGAGAAGAATGATGCACCATTTCCTTCTTCACCTTCAGTTATCAAATAGTTAACTTCAATAACAGCACCATTTTGCAATTTCTTTCCAATTAATCCGTCACCAAACAACAATTCATATTTTTCATCTTGTATTTCTTGTATTAAAAATATAGTAGACTCATTGTTCACATTTATAATATTATCAACTAACTTATATTCTCCCATCAACGTAAACTTTTATTGTTGCAGTATCGATAAAGGAATTATTTAAAATAAATCTCTGACCTAATGATCCATCATAGATAAATTTCTTTGTTAGAAATGTTCCTTGAAGAACTTCAATATTGTTAAAATCTGCTCTTACAGAATTAATATCATTTCCATTTTCACCCACAAAACTCGCATCTTCAGTTTGAACCGTAATATCCTCTACGACTGAAAATAAGTATGATGTATTTTCTATAATACCATTACAAACAAGACCTTTTTGAAGAGATAATTTTTGTGTATTTGTACCTTCTATTGTAATTGAGAAAGATATTATAGATTTTGCAGAATTATTAGATCTTGGAACATATCCAATATTTCTTGCTAAAGAAACGACATTCTCTCTAAGAGTCGCAGAGTCTAAGAAAGACTCATTTACGACCATGTTAGAGTTGAATGCCGTTATATAGGTATTATATGCTAATGTATCAATCAAGACTGAAAAGTTAGAACCTTCAAAATCAAATCCCGTGAAATCTGAATTAGCACGAAGATAATCTTTGATAGATTCTTTTATTTGGTCAAAGTCTAAATTTGTAAATTTTGTAAAAGGCATTTTATCTTGTTGCCTCTAAAAGGAATGAATATTCTTGTGTAGGAAACTCTTGACCAATAATATCAAATATTATAGTAACATCAAATTCATTACGATCTGGTCTTGGTAGAACCTCGACTTGTAAATTATCTACTCTTGGTTCAAAGTTATTAATAGAATTTTCAATTTCATCTGCAATTAGTGATGCAGTACCAAAATCGACAAAATCAAATAATGAATCTCTAATACTAGAACCAAAAATTGAGTTAAAAAATTTTTCTGTGGGGATTGTTTGAACAATATTCCTTACAGACTTACGAATTGCAGATTCGTTTCTCAATACTTGAACATCTTTTGTTACAGGATGAGGGTTGAAAGATAAACTTATATCTTTAAACCCTCTTGATATCCTCTCCATTTTAATTTTAAAGAGTTTTCTTAATTTTATTTATACTTCATTCTCTAAGGTAATTCTGCTCTTTCTTGATATCATCATGCATGATCTCTTGAATCACTCTTTCATCGGATTCTTTGATTTTTTTAGGTAATGACCAATAATCTGTAACCAAACTTGTCGTTCCCCACACTTCTTTCATGTAACTTGTACTTCTATCAACTGGTAAATTACCCATTTTGCTCCTGATTAGTAAAATCAGAACTTTTTGAGGGGTTACTATCCCTATTTTTATTTATTTTTTATCCTCTTCGAATAAAGTTTCACGTTCTTGTGCAGTTTTCCAGAAATATTCGTCCTCACGTCCCATTCCAAGTCTTTCAAAACCATTTTCAACTTGATAATATTGAGTCGAAACCTTAAAATCAGGCATTTTGGGTTCGACAGGTGTCAAACTATTGTCAAAAATACGTAATCTGTTGTTTGGATACATTGCATACTGTCCATTCTCAAGTTCAATTAGGTTATGAGACTTATGTTCGGCAGGATTCTCACTAGTAGCCCAATCAACATAATCGGGATCATGATGATAGTTATCAATAGTGCAGATATAAGTACCTTTTACATTACCAAAGTCCCGTGTATAACATTCAAAGTCCATTGATCCTATGAATTTCTTATCCACTGAGACAACCCCGTAGTCCATACAATTCCAAAACTGAAGGTTTGGTAGGTTCATGTCTGGAGTCGGGGTCTCAGGGTCTGCTACAAAGGCACTGATAGGCAATTTGTCGTACATTGCCGCATATTCTGGTAGATAGGTCTCAAAATAAAAAGCACGTCCAGGAATCGATTTAACCGATACCCAAACGCCCTTTACAAATTCACCATGTCCACTTTGATGATCCGTTAGATACTCTTTACGAACCCATACTTCTTGTGATGGAAGATTTGCAATCAAACATGCCATATGGTGTCAATAAAACTACAATTATATATTAACCTCTCCCTTGCCCACGATATACTTTACGCTTCCCATTACGAGAAGTCGCGGCATACTTCGTGTGCTTACCACTCCCTTGACGAGTCTTTTTCGGTTTGGCTTCCACAAATCCATCACCACTTAATCCAACCTTTGAACGTACTGCCATAATAACTCCTTAATACTTTGTGATTTTTGTTTCTAGATCTTGTGGTCTTGGAAAACCTTTCTGATAATACT